GCTTTCGATACCTGATTGATTTGATGCTTGAGGTTGTTGGCCCGAATGGCGGATTGCTTCAACTGGATATGCAGGAAATCAAGGCATGGTGCGAACTGTCAGGCGTAGAGCTAACCCCTTGGGAGGCGTCAACCATACGTAACATGTCGCGGGCTTACGTGGTACAATTCAATAGATCAAACGATTCTATGGAATCGCCGCCTTATTACGAAGATGGTGGAACCGTAGACGTATCGGCTAAGTTCAAGGCACTAGCGGCAAGGCAGGCGAAATAATGGCGACGGACATCGGCAGCATTTACTTCACGATTGAAGCTGATAGCAGTCAGATAAAGTCTGCCACGTCTGCCATTGAGCAAATGCAAGCCGGTACGCTCAAGCTAACCAAAACAACCGGCGAGTTCAGTCAGTCCTACGCTCGACTCAGGGCGCAAATAGACCCCGCTTACCGTGCGCAACAGCAATATAACCAATCCATCAAGGTTCTGGATGCTGAATTGTCGCGTGGAACGATCAGCCTTGCTCAGTACAGCAAGAACGTGCAGATGCTTCGGGCTCAGACAATTGGCGTTGCTAGTGCCGCCGGTCGTGTTCGTGGGGCGTTCAGGCCAATGGGCGGGGCTGTTCAGCAGGCCGGTTATCAAATTGGTGACTTTGCGGTTCAGGTTGGAGCGGGCCAGAATGCTTTGGTTGCCTTTGGCCAGCAAGCTAGTCAGTTGGCGGGCATCATGGGCCCTGGCGGTGCCGTATTAGGTGCTGTTATCGCTATCGGTTCTGCTTTGGCGGGCGCGTTTGTGCGCGGCATGGGTTCGGGCGAAGAAGCCACAAAAAGCCTGAGAGAGCGCATTGATGAGCTAAATATATCCTATAGCGAGTTGACCAAGAACCAGCGCGAGGCGTTGCAACTTGAGCGGGCGCGTGCGCAACAAGAAACAAACGAGCAGATCCGCGAGCAGCGCGAAGAGCTTGAAGAGTTACGCAGGGTAGAAGAGAATCTACTGAAACTTCAGCGCATGGCCGCGAAAGACCAGAGCCTTGCGGATGTGTTCAATGCGGAAGACTTGCGCGAGACTCAGGAAGAGATCACCGTTCTTGCGGGCGATATTGAGACAGCCGAAAAAGCCGCGTCAAAGGCTCAGGAAGAGTTTGACAACATGCTTGCCGGCATTACCGGCGATGCCACAGATGAAGTTAAGCAGCTTGCCGAATCCCTGAGAGTCCAGGCCGAAACTGTAGGGCTTAACGAAAGAGAGCTTGCGCTGTATGAGGCTGGCCGTCTTGCCGCCAATGGTGCAGACGAGGACGCTGTAAGACTGGCAAAAGCCCAGATTAACGCCAGCTTTGACCGTATTGAGGCTTATAAGGCAGAACAAAAAGAGCTTGAAGCCCTCCGCGAACAGACCAAAATCACCGCAGAAGAAGACCCGCTGTTAGGCCAAGTAGGCGCACAGGATCGCGGGCAAAAGATTATTGATCAGCTTCGCAAGGAAGCAGAGGCGACTAAGCGCGGATTAGATGAGCAATACGCCATTGAAATGGAATACAAAGAGCGCGTTATGTCGCTTCGTGACGGGCTCAGGACTGGCGTTATTGAGAATGAGGAAGAGCTTAATAGGCTGATTGTTGAAGCAAGAAAACAGAGGAACGAAGAGCTTAGAAACCTAGAGGCCGAAAGCAATCAAATACTAACCGAGGGGCAAGAAAAGAGCCTCGGGCTAGTAGGGAATTTCTTTGGCAACCTTGCTGCAATTGCTGAAAAAGGTGGCGAGGACGCATTTCAGAGATACCAGAATCTTGCCTCAGCTCAAGCCGCAATATCCGCCGCGCTCGCCATTGCTTCAGTTCTTGGCGATCCTACTGTCCCAGCTTTTGTTAAGGTGCCCTTGGCGTTCTCTATCGGGGCTCTCGCTGCTGCTCAAATAAGTGAGATTCAAGGCCAAGAATATCAAGGAGCCCGCGCAGACGGCGGCCAAGTGCAACGCGGTGCGTCTTACCTTGTTGGTGAGCGCGGGCCGGAGCTGTTTACGCCTGGTGCTACGGGGCAGATTAGTAACAACAAAATGATGGCTGGTGAATCAGCATCAAACGACGTGATTGTAAACGTCAACAACGCGCCCGCTGGAACTGAGGTGAGAGAAAGCCAAGATTCAGAAGGCAGGCGTATTGTGGATGTTATGGTGAATGACGTTGTGAGTGGTGGCCGATTCTTTAGGGCCATGCAGCAAACAACCGGAATTAGAAGGCAGGGCACATAATGGCAACGGTTGACTTTCCAAGCTCTCTGCCAGCGGCAACGATTAGCCGTAACGGCTACGACATTAACCATGTGAGCCCCTTCGCCAGAACAACCATGCGAACAGGTAGGGCAAGGCAGCGCAGAACCTTTCAGTCTGTGCCATCTAACGTCAATTTACAATTTCGATTCAATGAACCGCAAGCGCAGATATTTGAAGGTTGGTTTGCCTACGACATAACCGATGGCGCGGACTGGTTCAATATTGACCTAAAGACACCAGTTGGCAATATCGCGCCCTATGAGTGCCGTTTTACAGAGATGTATTCCGGCCCAAGACTGGACAATTCGGATTACTGGAACTACACAGCGCAAGTAGAGATCCGAGAGCGTCCGATTCTTTCGAAAGACTGGTATGAGTTCGGGCAGGAGTTCATTCTTGGGGCAAGCATTATTGATATAGCGATCAATCAGGAGTGGCCGTGAGCTATTACGACTTACTGTTGCAATACGCAACCGTGATTGATGAAGCGATAAACCTTGCGCCAGATGATCCGTTCGACCTCGCTGTGAATTACTGGTGGCCCGTATGAGCATCATAGAAACCGTCTATGCTTCCGCGCCTTCGGATAAGGTTATCCTGGCCACTATGGAAATCCTTGTTCCTGACTATGACCCTATCCGAGTGGTGGCAGCTTACGAAGACCTGACTGCAACCCTTGAGACTGGCGAGACAGTCACGTTTCAGGCTGGCCCGTTCGAGTATCGTGAGCCGTCCAAGGACACGCGAGGACAGCAGACGCTGACGTTTTCTATTGCTAACGTAATGGGCAAAGCTCAGGAAGCTGTAGAATTAGCACTTGAGGCTGACAAAGAGGTTCCTGTAAATTACAGGGTTTTTCTGTCGAATGACTTGACCGCGCCAGCAAAGACGCCAATCAAAATGACGCTTAGGGGCGGGACGTTTGAGGGGATAATGGCTCAAATTGAGGCGGGCTACTATGATTTGCTTAACACTCTGTGGCCGAGGCTGCGCTATACAGCAGACATCGCCCCCGGCCTGAGGTACATCTGATGACCCTAAACGATCTAATGGCTATCCCATACGTCGCCAACGGGCGCACGCAGAGCGGGGCAGATTGTTACGGCTTTGTCCGCTTGGCCCGCGTGCACCTCTTCGGCAAGCCTTGGATGCCTGTTCACGGATCAGTCGAGGCGACCGATAAGAAAGCGCTAACCGAGGCAATGCAAGCCGAGGCGGTTAATTATCGAGAGGTACGACCCTATCCCGGCGCAATCGCGTGTGCATTTCGTGCAAAGCTCTGCACACACATCGCCATTGTCGTTGATGTTGACGGAAAGAGAATGATTCTCGAAACCGACGAGCCAGGAAACGGCGGACACGGCCCACGTCTGGTAAACTTGAGGCACTTTGAGCAGCGTTTTCTAAAGGTTGTCTATTATGACTATTAGTGTCTATTCGAGCATCATGCCCGGAGAGCCTGAAGAGGTTTACCGCGACCACGGGATGAGCGTTGAAGATTGGGTCAAGTCTCGCACTCCGGACTATAAGCGGTCATCTGTGCAGCCTATTAGTTGCTCGGTTAACGGCGCTATCGTCAAGCCGATGGATTGGTGCGATGTTGTTATACGCGAATCGGATAACGTCGAGTTTCGTGTTGTGCCTTATGGCGACACACTAAACGTGATATTCCCGTTCTGGGCTGGTTCTATTAACGTTGCCATTCAGGCGGGCTTCAACTACCTGCTTCCAGATATTCCGGGGCAGCAAGGCCAAGGCAATCAGGGTGCACAACTTTCTCCGTCTGATGCACGCGCTAATACGGCAAGACTTGGGCAGGCTGTGCCTGAAGGCATGGGCCTGTATATCCGCTACCCTGACTACCTGAACCAGCCGCGTCGATACTATGCAGACACTACTACACAGGTTTTGCGGCTTCTTTTGTCGGTAGGAAAAGGCTCATATGAGATTAATTCTGATAAGGTCAGGATTGGCGAAACCGCCTTTTCTGAGCTGTCCGGCGCAAGTTACCAGATTCACGAGCCAGGCGCTGACCTGTCAGGCATTCCGCATCATGAGAACTGGTTCGCGTCTCCTGAAGTTGGCTCCACCACTTCGGCGGCTGGCATTCGGCTGAAAGGCGTCACCTATGACGAACGTACTTATTTCGGTTCAGGCTCAGCATCAGGCGATACGATAACCGGCATTACGGTTGGATCGCTGTGGACTCCTGGCATTACCGGCGCGATCACCATGACGCAATCCATTACGGTTGTGGATGGTGGCGGGGCTGTTGGCGATGTGTTTCAGGGCAACTTTCAACATCTAGTTGCGGGCCTTACCGTTAACGTAGAGTCAGACGTCAATGTTAATGGCACTTATGTCATAACAACGATTAATGCCGGAAAGACTGAGATCACGCTAGAGACTACAGGCGGGACGCCGGTAACTGATGCAACAGCTGGATCTGGCTCTATGTCCATTGATAAGGCTGGCACGCAATACCTTTTGCTGGATGCGTTCGGCGGCTTCTCCATTGATGTTGAGCGCAGGCTAACGAGTAATGCCGTTGATCCTGACTGGACTGGCAACCTGCCTAATACAAGCCTGACGCTTGAGATTATCTGGAATGCGGCAACCTTCACGGCTAACCGCGCAGGGCCATTCGTGGCCTGCCCTGAAGGCGAAACAACTGACAAGTTTGAGGTTGATATATTTGCGCCTCAAGGGCTTGGCGTAGTAGATGGCGAGTCTATTAACAGTCGGTCAAGGACCATTGAGATTGAGTGGCGCGAGGTTGGTGACCTTGGCTGGAATTCACAGACTGAAACCGTATCAGGCAGTACGCGGGATCAATTGGGCTTCACGTTTACCGTAAACCTGCCAAGTGCAATCAGGCCAGAGGTTAGGATTGGCCGTCTTGGCGCAGAAGACGTTTCCGTGACATCACTGGATAGGCTGGAAGTTACCGCGCTTCGATCTAAGCTGCCAACCGT